GCAACCATAATGAATCAAAATGTTCTATTAGAAGCGAAAATTACTACGCTGAAGAAAGACTTTGAAGATGAGAAAAACCTTTTATTAAAGACTAATTTGGAATTACAACAACAATTGGATGCACTAGCAAATCCTAAAAAGAAAAAAGAGGTAGATTAATGGCAGGACATGCAATAGCTGATAGATATACTCTAAAACAGTATGCTCTACGAAGACTTGGGGAACCTGTCATCGAAGTTAATGTAGATGATGATCAAATTGAAGATTTGATGGATGATGCTTTGCAATATTTTCAAGAAAGACATTTTGATGGCATCGAAAAAGTATATCTAAAGCATGAACTTACTGCAGATGAAATAACTAAAATGAAGGAGTCTACAGCTTCTTCTGTTGGAATAGCAACTACTGCTGTAACATCTGTTACTTGGACAGAATCAAATAACTTTTTACAGTTACCAGATCATGTTATTGGAGTAGATAAAGTATTTAAAATGGATGCGAGTACGATATCCAGTGGTTTATTTAATATCAAATATCAAATCTTTTTGAATGATCTTTATTATTATGGTGCATTAGATTTGATGAACTATGCAATGACAAAAACATATCTAGAGGATTTAAGTAGAATTATTACTCCAGATACACAGATTAGGTTTAATAAAAGAAATAATAAATTATATCTAGACATTGATTGGAGTCAAACTCCAGATAATACTTGGATGATTATTGATTGCTGGAGAATATTAGATCCTTCAAAAAATGCAGATATTTTTAATGATTGGTGGTTAAAGAAATATTTTGTTGCTACCCTTAAGAGGCAGTGGGGTCAAAACTTAATTAAGTTTAATGGAGTTCTATTGCCAGGTGGTGTTGCATTGAATGGTAGAGAAATATATGAAGATGCAATAAGAGAAATTGAAGTAATTGAAGAACAACTCAGGAAGGAGTACGAACTACCCCCTATGGATCTTATAGGATAATGTTATGCCACTCAATCCATATTTTTTACAAGGCTCTGCAAGCGAACAAAGATTAGTTCAAGACATTATCAATGAACAATTGAAAATGTTTGGGCAAGACGTTGTGTACATGCCCAGAAAAATTGTTAATAAGACAAATATTTTAAATGAAGTAACAGCATCAAAATTTGATGATGCTTTTAGATTGGAAGCATATCTTTTAAATTATGAAGGATTTGAGGGATCTGGAGATGTTCTATCTAAGTTTGGTGTACAAACAACTGATTCAGTAACTTTTGTAATATCCAAAGAAAGATATGAGGACTTTGTTAGTCCATTTTTATCTGGAGATCCAGAATTAGAATTAACTACTAGACCACAAGAAGGAGATTTAATATATCTTCCATTAGATAATACAATATTTGAAATTAAGTATGTTGAAGCAAAGAAACCATTTTATCAATTAAACAAACTTTATGCATATACGTTGTCTTGTGAGGTCATGGATTACGAGATTGATGATCAAATTGATACAAGTATCGAGGCAGTAGACAAGGCAGCAGTAGAATTTGGATATACTGTTACACTTGCTATGGTTGGTTTAGGTGCAAGTACTGCAACTGCTACTGTTCAGAAAGCAACAACACCTTCTGGATTAAGTGATGGGTATGGTATCGGAACGATGGATCTAATTAATGATGGATATGATTATACTGCACCACCATCAATAGGATTTAGTACTGCACCAACTTCAGGTATAACTGCAAGTGCTGTTGCAATTATGACTAGTCGTACTGGTCAAACGGGTCAATCTATTGATAGAATACTTTTAGTCAATCCAGGTTTTGGTTATACTTTACCACCAACAGTTACTATTACTTCTGTAAATCAATACGGTGCTGGCGGAATAGCAACTGCTGTTCTTTCTGATGGTGGTCTAAGTGCATTTACGATTACTGATGGTGGTGCTCAATATGGTGAGGTTCCAACTGTTTCTATTGGAACTGCTCCAGCTGGAGGAACTAATGCTATAGCAGAAGCATTCTTGAATACGGATGGTGAACTTGCTGCATTGAGATTCTCTAATGCTGGTGCTGGATATACTGTTGCACCATCAGTTACTATATCTGGACCTGCTCTTGGTATTGCACAAACTGGAAATTATCTCTTTAAGGAAATGGTAAGAGGTGTTGGTTCTGGTACTACTGCATTCGTACAGAGTTGGGATAGAGATGATAGAATACTTAAAGTAACTAATCTTAGTGGCAGTTTCATAGAAGGAGAAAAGATTGTAGGTATTGGCACTACCATGAATGGTTCTGATACGGCATACATAGTTAAAACAGTGTCTGATGGTCAAGATGACACTGATCTTTATGGAGATAATAGTCCATTTGAATCAGAAGCAGATGCAATTTTAGACTTCTCAGAAACCAACCCGTTTGGTGAGTTCTAAATAGATAATATAAGTAAACCTCAATATTATGTTAGGAACGTATTATTACCACGAAATTATTAGAAAGACTATCATAGCTTTTGGTACTCTTTTTAATACAATTGATATTAGACATAAGAAACAAGATGGTAGTGCTTATAGCACTATGAGAGTTCCTATTGCTTATGGTCCTAGAGAGAAATTTCTTGCAAGATTAGAGCAAAAACCAGATTTAAGATCAAGAGTAGCAATAACATTACCTAGATTAGCATTTGAATTAACTAGTATCCAATATGATAATGAGAGAAAGGTTTCTACGATGCAAACCTTTAAGGCAACAAATAATAGTGGAACTAAGGCTGCAAGAAAAGTTTATATGCCAGTTCCGTATAATCTAGGATTTAGATTAGATGTAATGACTCAGTATAATGAAGATTCTTTACAAATAGTTGAGCAAATACTTCCAACTTTCCAACCATCATTTAATTTGACTATTGATTTGGTTGAAGCAATTGGAGAAAAAAGAGACGTTCCTATGGTTTTAGAAAGTGTTGATTTTGAGGATAATTACGATTCAGGATATGAAGAGAAAAGAATTATAACACATACATTACAATTTAACGCAAAGACTTATCTCTTTGGTAATGTTCCTAGTACTGGTACTGGACTTATTAAGAAAGTTACAATTGATAAGTATACGGATTATGAAAATACTAAGACAGCATCTAGACAACTTAGATATGTTGCTGAACCAAGAGCACTTAAGGATTATAATGATGATGCAACTACAACATTAGTAGCAGATATTACAGCAACCAAGACTCAATTTGCTGTTGCTGATGCTACAGCATTGGTTATTAATAGTTATATTGATATTGGTGAAGAGTTAATGTACATAGTAAGTAAAGATGGTAATAACTTAACCGTAAGAAGGGGTCAAGATGGAACTACTAAAAAATCTCACATTCAGCAATCTGCTGTTAATGTTGTAAATTCTGCAGATGATGCTGCTCTTGAACTTGGAGATGATTTTGGATTTAGTGAACAGCGTTTTGATTTCAATGATGGTAGAGTTTGGAGTCCCACAAAAGGTACTGACGTATGAGTAAATTCGATTCTATAAATGATTCTTTAGACATTCAAGTTGTCAAAGAAGCTGAAGATACTCTTCAGCGTGGAAAGGATCAATTAAAGAAACTTGAAAAAGGTAAAGATAATAGTACTCTTGATTATGAGTACACAAGAGGCAATCTTTATTCTTTAATTGAAAAGGGTCAAGAAGCACTTGATCGTATTATGGAAGTTGCCGAAGATGGACAACAACCACGAGCATTTGAAGTTGTCAGTCAGTTAATTAAGAATGTTGCTGATACAACTGATAAGTTAATTGATTTGCAATTAAAAATGAAAGATTTGAATGAGGAGCAAGCAAAAGGGCCTTCTACTGTCAATAATGCACTATTTGTTGGTTCTACTGCAGAATTACAAAAATTATTAAAAAAAGGTATGAGTAAATGAAGAATTATAGACAGTACAAATCATCTCTTAGAGAAGCATATTTACGTGTTCAGGAAAGAGGTTCTACTTATGGAATCACTTTAAACTGGAGAGGAAAGGGAATATATACACAAATGTTTTTTCCTAATGTTTTTACACGACCATCAAGAAGTGAAGTATTAGCAGCAATAAGAAAAGTATATCCAGATGCAAAATTAATTGCATATAATCCAACAAGGAGAGATCCCACAAAACCATTATTATTTTCAGGAGAAGGTAGTAGTACTACATATTAATTGTTATGGCTGACAACATATATCTCGGTAATCCTAATTTAAAAAAGGCAAATACTGCCGTTGAGTTTACTGCTGATCAAATACAAGAATTTATTAAATGTAAAGATGATCCAATATATTTTGCTCGTGAATATATTAAAATTGTAAACGTTGATGAAGGTCTTGTCGGATTCGATATGTGGCCGTTTCAAGAGAAGTTAATAAAAAGATTCCACGAAAATAGATTTAATATCTGTATGATGCCTCGACAGACTGGTAAGTCTACAACATCGGTATCATATCTGTTACACTATGCAATATTCAATGATAATGTAAATATCGGTATTCTTGCTAACAAGGCAGCAACTGCACGAGATCTACTTGGTAGATTGCAGATTGCTTATGAGAACTTACCGAAGTGGATGCAACAAGGTATTTTGACTTGGAATAAAGGTAGTCTAGAATTAGAGAATGGTTCTAAGATTATGGCAGCATCTACATCTGCTGCTGCTGTTCGAGGTATGACCTTTAATATTATATTCTTAGACGAATTTGCTTTCGTACCGAATCATATTGCAGATGATTTCTTTAGTTCAGTATATCCTACTATTTCATCTGGTACATCTACTAAGATTATAATTGTATCAACGCCAAAAGGTATGAATCACTTCTACCGAATGTGGCACGATGCAGAGAATGGTGAGAGTGATTATGTACCAACTGCTGTTCATTGGTCTGAAGTTCCTAATAGGGATGCTGCTTGGAAAGAGCAAACTATCAAGAACACATCAGAACAACAGTTCAAAGTTGAGTTTGAGTGTGAATTCTTAGGATCTGTTGATACTCTTATATCTCCAGCAAAATTAAGGTCTCTTGTATA